GGTAAATCTACTAAGTAGGCAGACTTAGGACCATTGAAAGGCAATCCCATAGAAGTACCGGACTTCATGGCATCAATGAACCTTTTTCCATCAATACCACTGACGGTTTCAATGCGAGTTAATGGACGAATGTCTTGTTGCCAATACTCTTTTTGATTATTGAGAGTATCGAACAGATCGGATTTATAGTCTTCACTTGCCCATTGTAAAACTGCCGGATCGAAACCCCCAGAAGGTGTACATGAGTATTTTAAAGATTCAAACCATGGTTTCCACTTCTGCCTATCAATGTGTCCATTATCTAAAGTAACAGGATTATTGAATTTTGGAGGTCCCCATAAATTGGGTTGTCCGGTAACTTCAGCTACAGTCGCTGAAATAGGTGTGTCAATAACACTAGAAGCATGAAAACTGCTAGATGTAGTAGAACCATAAATGGAGATATTACGTTCTCCTTCAAGGAAATTAGTAGGACATTTCCTATGAACATCAGTGGAAGTAATTAAAGGTCTTCCAGCAATAGTGGAAGGCATTGGAGAAGCTTGCGCGCCAATACTAGTTGAAGAGTTGAGTTTCTTCAAAGTGTGAATAGCTGTAACTAAGCTACCTTGTAAAATTTCCATTCCACAGCCACGGGTTTGACCGGTAACACCACCAATATGAAATCCCAAAATTTCACGGCGTTGCGATTCACAAAGGATAGGTGACATACATTGTCCTTGAAATGTGTTCATTTTAAGTGTGTAATGTGAACCATTAAAAGTTGTGTGTCCATTGTGGATAGCAGTACCAGCACGACACCAAAGAAAGTTAGTTTTAAATGGTGTTTTGTCAGGCATTAAACCATGCATTGTAGCCATGGTAGCTCCTTCAATAGGTTCCTTTAAGAATTGTCTGAGACGGTCTTTCAGAGGACCAGTGTTAGGAACATAGCATAAAACCATGTCAGCATTGTCAATGTAAGCGACAAAGTCTTTATTGAGAACAAATGTGAAAGCATTACCACGGTAGAAAATCTTAGCCGTTGAAGGCGAAGATGGTACTACATGTGCAGGAATGGCAACAATATTAGTAGAAATCATGAAACAACCGGTAAATTGTCCATTAACTTCCAGTCTCCCAATAGAGGTAGTAATTTTTTCAGATTCTTCTACGGTTGAGAATCCAAAAGGGTTAGGTTGGCGAGCTGCTTTTTCAGCCCATACATTGGTTTCTTTATCTCTACTTTCAATTTCTTCAGTAGTAGTTGGAGACAGAGCACCTTGCATAGTTAAAGAAGCTTTCAATGTTTTAATAATCTTGCAGGCGCCATAAATAACGGCTAAACCAGCAAAGAAGCCACATGCATATTGTACATGTTGGTCCCGTGCAGATTTAAATGCAACAGATAATGAATCACGACGTAAGCTGATTTCTTTCATGTAAGCATTAGTCTTAGACCGGATGATCATAGAGTAACACAACATGAAGAAAAATGCGTGAATAATCAAAACTGGCAAAACCAGAGAATAAGATAAACAAGAGAACAAATAAGTCATCATAAAAGTAAAAGCAATAAATCTGGTTACATATTGTTTTACAGAAGTGGTGATATAGTCTTCTCCAGAAGCTAAAATAGCAAGCTGAACATATTCATGGGACATCCATTGTTCAGGGACCCACGAGGTCCAAGATGAATATGGGGATTCCGCCCAAATTTTAGCAGATTTAACTAAAGAATTAACAGCTAAATCCTCTAACTTTGTTTCTACATTAAGCTTCAAAATGGAAGCATCCAATGTGGTTTTAGCAACTTTATCGGCAATGTGTGTGGCAATACGTTCG